ACTTTTGTTATCCACCAGTGATGATGGCATTCATGACATAGTCGTCGCGTTGCGTATAAAAAGGAATAAATAATTGAATTCGTATGTATATACGTCTTTTTTAGAACTATATACATCCCCAGTAGATAAGAATGTTTAATACGACGAAATTAGCGATTATCGGTGCCGCCGTCGGCATCGTGTATTTTTTATTGAAATTCATAGAAATGCGGTTCGTAGAACATGACAATAAAAAACCGGTGAAAGTTCTGGTTCGCGATTCAATCGTTGTTTGCATCTCATCGATTTTAGCCGTATTTATTTTGAATCAGTTCGAGAATATCGGTAGCACGAGCGGCGGAAGTGTAGGCGGAGGGGCCGGTGCACCGGCAGCGTTTGTGGATACGCCCGGGTTTTAATCCAGATGAAGGTTTTCTGCCTGTGCCTGTGCCGGTGCCGGTGCAAGCGATTCGCTGCCATCTGTGGCGATCCCATGTTCATAATAATGTTTTCCAACTTTGTTCAAGTTTGATAACATCAAGCACCATGCCGTTGTATAGGAATGTTCGACGTATTTCAAACCCGCGGTGTCGGCCCATTTCGCGCAAAAACGACGAACATACGGAGCCGCCGTCGCATTTTTATACTGAGGCATCGATGGAAAAAGATGATGCTCGATTTGAAAATTGAGATACCCCATAATCCATGTCACGAACTGTGATTTTGTAGAAATATTCACGGTGTGATGAAGCGCGTATTCAAACCACAGAAGATGTTTATCTTCCGGTATCACTCCTGTGAATGTATGTGACAGAGAGAAGTGACCAAACAAATAGATGAAATTCCAGAAATTAACAACCATCAATAGAAAATAACACCATAATATGCCGCCGCCACTTACACCGCCAGAATAGAAAATGATGGGCAACGAGAGATGAGAACCGGTCATACATACAGCTTCAAATGCGGTTTCAAGATATACTTCTCTCGTTCGTGCCGAACACAAACGCTTAAAGACCTTCTTTGGATGAAGATAATACGTCCAAAATAAATGGACGAGAATGCCATTCACGACGGGCAGGAATGTCCATGCTTGAAACCGCATCCACCATCGGTTCATAAATCGTGTGGCAGCTTTCCCGTTTGTATTCTCTTCGAATGCTCGGTCGAAAAAGGCTACAAGTGGTGTTGTATCCAAGTCGACATCATGTTTTACTTTCTGCGGTGTTGCGTGGTGTTTTTGATGCATCGAATTCCATACGGATGAACTAACACCTCCGCCGAATCCCATCGTGAATGTTTGGATTGCACGGTCGACCCTACGCAATCCACTAAAACTAAGATGTCCGCATTCGTGTTGAACCCAGCCACAGCGGGTCTTAAATGCGATGAACGAGAGAATGGATGCGTAGATATTGTATGAAGCAAACCATGTTCCTAGACCAAAGTAAAATGCGATTTCTAGGAGGCGAAAATAGACATGGATATAGTCAGGTTCGAAGCATCCTTTTTCGATAAGGGTGGTTCGCATCTCTCGGAAATCGGATGTCATTTCGTGCTGTTGTTGCGTGAGTTCGGGAATTTGTTGGTTCGGAACGGTCTCTGCACCATCATGATAATGCGGAAGTGAACTCAGCATCTTTTTCGCCTTAGATGAACGATAATGAAACTCATTGAATATTTCTGTGGCGTCGGGTGTATTCGTTGCATAATTGATGATATTCCCTCCGGGATGTTTGAAGTCGGTGATGTCGTATGTCACGCAGTTGATTTTGATTGTATCGTGCGGCATTTTCATATATATTTTACTATATATATTCAAATACTTATTTAACCGCGTAACCTACATATAAAGATAAAATTGATTTGTTTATGTTTATATTACGATAAAGCATGAACGAATATACGTTACATTAACGAAATGTCTACTACCGCCACCGTCGTCGCCCCCGAATCTGTCGCTGTCGAATTGGAACGCTCTCCTGCCGCGGCGGCTGCCGCTGAGTATTGGCCTCTTACAATGGAAGCAGTTGAAGCATGCGACCTATCGTATATGAACGATAGTTGGTTGGAAGACATGATTCGCGATGGAATGCGTGCGATTATTCGCGTCGGTCAATTACCTGATATCCGAGAGAAAGAAATCAACGTTTGGAAATATCTGTCACAATACAGCCCGCCCGGCGACCGCGGATTCATGTTCAGCTCAGGCCATGACCGGATTGTCACGCTTGTTAATAATAATATGGAGGTCGGTCATTCTGGATGCAGTATGGGATGGACGATGCGTCAAATCGAATTCATTGCGAAGAATGGAGCTCCTGCTCACCGAGAGAGCTTTCTCGAAAATCGGCGTCGGCGTGCACAGGAACAGAGAAAATAGTTAAGGTTAGTATATTATGATTATGCCTCGCAATAACACGGCAACCCATCAACATCAATAAATAGGTGCGTATTTTTACCATCTTTAAGGAATTTTGCAGAGAGTGCAGCGTGTTTTTTATATTTTTTATGGGTTATTTTGTATTCATCAAAAAGCGGATTATGGATTTCGTTGGAGGGAATATGCCCATGAACCGACCGAGAAATCATTTTATATAGTTTGAAATCCGGATATCTCTCCTCACCACTTGATTTATATAGAACATTTCGTCCCTTGTCGTCTGTTGTCCATTTCACAACCAACTTGATAATGGGGTCAGATTTACATAGTTTATTCACTTTACACAAATCGTAAATGAAATAGTCGAAGAGTGCGCATGCGAAACGGCATAAATCGAAACTATAATTCGGTTCGACCGTTGGTTTATCCGGATTGTAATATGGCGGGAAATTGTATTGGGTTGCAGCGTCGCCTTTCGGGTGAAAACTGTCACTACAAATCAGCTGTCCGCGGAATTTGTAGATTGCACGGCCGAAATCGATGATTTTGAAAATGCGGCCATATGTTGGAACCTTGTAATATTGACCTTCATATAGATAGTAAATGAACTCTTCAGTGGTTTCGATAAACATGATGTTATTCGTGTGAAGGTCGTTATGTGTAAATTCAAACATCTTTTGATAAATGACGAGTGTCATAATGACTTGAAACAACAGCGACGTCCATTCTTCTTTTGTTAGTTCATCCCGCATCATAATATGGTCCAGTGTATTCACGCATTTCTCGAGTAAAATGGCTTGAATTGGAAAGTCGTTTATTTTTACGATTATTTGTTCATCGTCGCTATAGTTTGAATAGCTGCCGTCGTCGTCTTCACTTCCGTCGTCTTCACTGCCGTCGTCGTCATCGTTATCGTCTTTGTCTTCGACATCATTTCTATTTTCGTCTGTTGATGATGCTTTACCATCATCACTGTCATCATCTGCGTCAATCGTGGTATAAGAAGAATTCGACTGTGATGTATTGCTCTCGCTATCACTCTCGCTGTCGCTGTCAGTCAAAGCACCACAACTATTATTTGTATTCGTATTGTTCGGTTGTATAACTTCGTTTGATGGTTCAACGTCGTTGAAGTTGATTTCAACCATGCGACTATCGCTCTCGGACTTGCTGGGTGTTGTCTGTGTAGTATCTAACTCGGCTTCGGTATTCATCACCATCGGCTCAAATTCGATTACATCTTCAAGAATAGTGATAGGTGTTTGCAAACCCGGGTTCAACTTATTTCGAAGTTTGTGCCATTTATTGTCGCGCATACTCGATTCATCATCGCCAAACTGCGAATAATCAATTGTGAAACGCTGATTTTCGTATGTATTGAAAAAAGAACAGTCTGCCAAATAATCAATATCATCGAATACGTTCGTTGAAAACTCGCGTTGCTTACAAAGATAACTACCATAATAATCCAATCCATGAACCATACCATGTGTATGAAGAGTGCGGCTTGTCAAATAGGAAAAGAACCCATCTACATAAGATGAATTATTGGTGTTCAGCATCTTTTCTTCACAGTTTTCCGGTGTTGAATTATATTTAGGAAGTGATGTCTTAGGGGTGGATTCGGCGGGAGTTTCGTATTTTCCAGACAAATACCGTATCGGATCCAATAGAGGCGAATATTTCACAAACATTGGAACATTAGTTGTATTTCCTGCGTCATCACCGATTACAGTTTCTAAATGATTTAGAGATGTAGAATGGGTTTCGTCCGTCGCACCTCTCGGATGTTCAATAATATTCTGTAAATAATACCTCTGATTCAGTTGGATGCTATTGAAATTTGTTTCGTTGATATCAAAAAAACGGCTATAAATCGGGATATAATTCTGAATATCATACAACTTTGCTGAATCGATTTTCTCCGGTGTGTATTTGTGTTTTCGATAGTGAAGTTGAAATGTCGATGTCGATGTCGATGTCGATGTCGATGTCGATGTCGATGTGGATGTCGATGTCGCCATTTTCCTAAATAATGGATATTGAATAATAAATAATGGATAATCGATATAATGATATGATTCTTCGATAGATGTTTTATATGGGTTTTAAACGGGCTTCGTATAATCCGTCGCAATAAAATATCTATCATTAGTATCACCAGTTCGCTATGAATTTAGAGCTCGCCAAATTCGATATGAAGGCCATCAGCTTTCGTCCTGATGAAAATAAGGGTCCAGTTATCGTTCTCATCGGCCGTCGTGATACCGGTAAAAGTTTCCTCGTTCAGGACTTGATGTTTCACCACCAAGATATTCCCATCGGAACGGTTATCTCAGGAACGGAGGCCGGCAACGGTTTTTTCGCCGCCCATGTGCCAAAATTATTCATCCATGATGCGTATAATACCGCCATTATCGAGAATATTCTCAAGCGCCAAAAAGCAGTCTTAAAACAAGTAAAAAAGGAAATGGATACGTATAAAAAGTCGTCCATTGACCCAAGGACGTTCGTTGTGTTGGATGATTGCCTGTATGATAACAAATGGACGAAGGACGTGATGATGAGGCTCCTCTTTATGAACGGGCGTCATTGGAAGATCATGTTAGTCATCACAATGCAATATCCCCTTGGTATCCCTCCAAATCTCCGCACCAATATCGACTACGTTTTTATCCTCCGCGAGCCATATATTGCGAATCGTAAGCGAATCTACGACAATTATGCGGGTATG